CGACATGGCCGAGTTGGCCCAGATGTGGCTCAGAGCAAAGCAAGAAGAAAAAGATGCAACAGAAGATCGACGCGATATTGAGGACCACATCAAGAAGCTGGCACGTATCTCAGACCAACTTGACAGCACCGAGACCGTTGGTGCAGCAGGGTTTGAGATCAAGATCGAGGGACGCATTGACCGCAAGGTCGATTCAGAGAAGCTGCAAATGCTTGCCACTGAAGCCGGACTGAGCGATCACCTTGCAACACTTTTCCGGTGGAAGCCGGAGATCAACATGTCGGTCTGGAAAGCAGCCGACGAATCCATCACCGGGCCTCTGGCTGGTGCTATCACGGCCAAGCCTGGTCGCCCGTCTTTCAAAATCATCCCCAAGGAGTAAATCATGGCTTTTCTGAACGAAGAATTTAACGTCAACGACATGCCTGTTGGCAACACTGGCAGCTTTGAGCCTTTGCCTGCTGGCTGGTACACCGCCACCATTTCGCAAGCCGAGCTGAAGGCCACCAAGGCTGGCAATGGACAGTACATCAAGCTGCGTTACGACATCACTGGCCCAAGCCACCAAGGTCGTGTGGTGTTTGGCAACTTGAACATCAAGAACGCCAATCCGAAAGCAGAGGAGATTGGCCGGCAGCAGTTGGGCGAGATCATGCGTGCGATTGGCTTGGCAAAGGTTGCCGACACCGACCAGTTGATTGGTGGGCAGATCGGCATCAAGCTGGAGGTCAAGCAAGACGAGCAATATGGCGCCAGCAATGAGGTAAAGGCTTTCAAGTCTTTGTCGGGCAGTGCAGCGCCTGCGGCCTCGATGCCTGTTGCCAGTGCGCCATCGCCTTCTGCTGGCAAGGCAGCGCCACCGTGGGCTAAGAAGTAAGCAAAAGAAAGCCCCGGCTGATGAAGGCCGGGGCAAAGTTCCCAACAGGAGAAACCATGAAAATACCTGAGAGTGATCATAACATTCAGGCGCTGATTGACAAGCACCATGAAGCCACTGCCGAAGTGCCTAGACCGCATCTTGGGGCCAGTACGCTGGGCCATGTGTGTGATCGGTGGCTTTGGCTGTCGTTTCGGTGGGCTGTGCAGCCTGAGTTCTCTGGCCGAATCCTTCGCCTGTTCAGGCGTGGCCATGAAGAAGAAGCCAACATCATCAGTGACTTGCGTGCCATTGGTTTGGATGTGCGAAAGGTGTCTGCACAGCACCGGGTTGACTTTGGTAGCCATGTCTCGGGGTCGCTTGATGCCATCATTGATTCTGGTGTGCCTGAAGCGCCCAAAACCAAGCATGTGGCTGAGTTCAAGACGCACAGCAAGAAGTCCTTTGATGCACTGGTCAAAGATGGCGTGGAGAAGTCCAAGCCCGAGCATTTTGTGCAGATGCAGGTTTACATGGCTGGCACTGGTCTAGATCGTGCGCTGTACTTGGCTGTGTGCAAGGATGATGATCGAATCCACACCGAGCGCGTGAAGCTGGACAAGGATGTGGCTGAAAAGGCGATTCGCCGCGGGCATTACATTGCTTTGAGCGACAACATGCCGCCACCGATCAGCACCGATGCGAGTTGGTATCAGTGCAAGTTCTGTGATGCGCACGAGTTCTGCCATGAGTCTAAGACCACCAAGCATGTGAACTGCCGCACCTGTGCGATGGCCACACCATTGTCTGACTCAACTTGGCACTGTGCCAAATGGGATGACGTTATTCCGGTGGATGCACAGCGCAATGGCTGCGAGAGTCATGTCCTGCATCCTGATCTGGTGCCGTGGCAGCGCAAGGACGGGCCTGATGAGTTCACTGCCGTGTATGAGATCAATGGCACGACTGTGGCCAATGGTGACCCTGAGCAAGAGGGTGTGTTCAGTTCACGTGAGCTGCTGGCAAATGCTGGGGCTTGCGCTGACAAGGGCTGGACGCAGTTGCATGATTTGCGCAAGCAGTTTGATGGAAGGGTTGTAGCATGAGATTCGGTTCTGTTTGTTCTGGCATTGAGGCCGCATCCGTTGCTTGGCATCCACTTGGCTGGAAGGCCGCATGGTTGTCTGAGATTGAGCCATTTCCAAGTTCAGTCCTAAAGCACCACTACCCTGATGTTCCCAACCTTGGGGACATGACACTGCTGCCAGAGCGCATCCTGTCTGGCGAGGTTGAAGCGCCAGATGTGTTCTGTGGTGGCACTCCATGCCAAGCGTTTAGCGTGGCTGGTCTTCGTAACTCGCTTGATGATGCGCGGGGAAATCTTTCACTCACCTTTGTAGGTATCGCAAATGCAATTGACCATGTTCGATCTGTTCGACGAGATGACCCGGCAATCATCTTCTGGGAAAACGTGCCCGGAGTCCTCTCAACCAAAGACAACGCCTTCGGCTGCTTTCTTGGCGCACTTGCCGGGGAAGATGATCCGATCATCCCACCAGGGGAGAAATGGACGAACGCAGGTTGTGTGTATGGTCCCCAAAGAACAGTCGCGTGGCGAGTCCTTGACGCCCAATATTTCGGAGTGGCCCAACGACGCCGCCGTGTGTTCGTTGTCGCAAGTGCTAGAGACAAGTTCGATCCCGCAGCGGTTCTTTTTGAGTTCGACGGCGTGCGCAGGGATACTGCGCCGAGCAGACAGGCGGGGAAAAAGCCTACCGCCAGCCTTGTTCCAAGCGTTGCAGGCAGTCTCGATACGGAGTGCGGAGGTGGAAAACTTACCCATCAATCAGTTGCCAATGGACACTTAATTGGCACAATTACGGCGCGGATGTTTAACGCATTAGGCTTTCAAGACGTTCAGGCGGGCGCAATTATGGCTGTTGTCAGCCCAGCGCTAAACACTTGCAGTGGATCGCACCATGCACCAGATACAAAAGCGTATGTTGTCCACGGCACTCAAGACCCGTGTGTTTCTGACATTGCTTTTGCACAGGGCCGCAACAACGGCGGCGAGAACGTGTTGGCATACACCACCAAGATGCACAACACCACTAGCAATCAAGCTGGCAAGTTCTATGAGGAGTATTCAACCAGCTTGGATGCCAACAGCCCACCGCCTGCGGTGTTTCAGCCCATCTCAATCCAAGACGTTCGCCCAATTGAAAAGGCGCAGAACGGGCGTGGCTGGAATGATGATGGAACGGCCTACACGGTGGACACCCATGCAACTCAAGGCGTGGCGCAGCCAATGGTTTTGATGGACCAAGGCGGCAGCGTGATGAACGTGGAGCACGACATGGTTGGTACGTTGCGCCGTGAGACACACGGGCATGAGCCAGTGGTGATGCAGCCAGTTGTCGCCATGCGAGAGAGCGGCCTTGGCTACTGGATGGAGGACACAGTGGCTGGGACGCTTGATGCCAACATGGGAATGAGTGGTCACGCAAACCGCCCTGCCGTTATGACCGTTCCTCAAGCAATGGCCGTGCGCCGCCTGACCCCGGTTGAGTGCGAACGCCTGCAAGGATTCCCTGATGGCTACACCAACATCCCTTGGCGCAAGAAGGATGAGTCACCAGATGGGCCACGGTATAAGGCTTTGGGCAATAGCTGGGCTGTGCCTGTGGTGCGCTGGATTGGTCGGCGCATTCAGGAGCAGATCAATGCTGCGTGACTACCAACAGCGCACCATCGACCAGCTTTATGCTTGGCTTGAGGCCGGTGGCAAGGGCAACCCCTGCCTGGTGCTGCCGACAGGCTCAGGCAAGTCGCACATTGTGGCTGCGCTGTGCAAGGATGCCTTGCAGAACTGGCCCGAGACCCGTGTGCTGATGCTGACCCATGTGAAGGAGCTGATCGAGCAGAACGCAGAGAAGATGCGCCAGCACTGGACCGGTGCCCCAATGGGCATCTACAGCGCCAGCATTGGTCGGCGTGAGTTGGGCGAGCCGATCACCTTTGCTGGCATCCAGTCGGTGCGGAGCAAGGCAAGAGAGCTGGGCCACATTGACTTGGTGATCATCGACGAGTGCCACCTTGTGAACCACAAGGACGAGGGCGGCTACCGTGGGCTGCTTGAGCAGCTCAAGGCCATCAACCCTGCTATCAGGGTGGTGGGCTTAACGGCCACACCTTACAGACTTGGGCATGGCCTGATCACTGACAAGCCTGCGCTGTTTGATGCCTTGATTGAGCCTGTCAGCATCGAGGAGCTAATCTACAAGGGCCACCTGTCAACGCTGCGCTCCAAGGTCACCAAGGCGAAGCTGGATGTGACTGGCGTACATAAGCGCGGAGGTGAGTTCATTGAGTCCGAGCTGCAAGCCGCGGTGGACACGGACGACAAGAACCATGCTGTGGTGCAAGAGGTTATGGCTTTGGCTGGTGATCGCAAGGCGTGGATTTTCTTCTGCGCTGGTGTTAAGCACGCCGAGCACATTGCTGAAGCCCTGCGCCAGCAGGGTGTGACCGCTGCGTGCGTGACGGGGGACACACCAAAGAAGCAGCGTGATGAAATGATCTCCGACTTCAAGGCTGGCAAGCTGCAAGCCCTCACCAACGCCAATGTGCTGACCACGGGCTTTGACTACCCTGACATTGATCTGGTGGTGATGCTGCGCCCTACCATGAGCGCCAGTCTTTATGTGCAGATGGCTGGCAGGGGTATGAGGGTCAAGAGCCACACCGATCACTGCCTGGTGCTCGACTTCGCTGGTGTGGTGGCCACACACGGCCCCATCACCAACGTGCAGCCGCCCAAAAAGGGTGGCGATGGCAATGGCGAAGCGCCCCTCAAAGTCTGCGAGAACTGCGACGAGCTGGTGCATATCTCGGTGATGGTCTGCCCTGCTTGTGATCATCCATTCCCACCAAGGGAGGTCAAGAAGCTGCAACTGCATGATGACGACATCATGGGGCTGGAGGGACAAGAGTTGGAGGTGACGAGCTGGGCATGGCGTGAGCACATCAGCAAGGCATCGGGCAAGCAGATGCTGGCTGTGACGTATTACGGGGGGCTGAGTGACCCGGCTGTGACCGAGTATCTGGCCATCACGCACGATGGTTATGCAGGCCAGTCTGCTGTGCAAAAGCTGATCACGATTGCAGAGCGTGCCCAAATTGTTTCTGGTGGTCTGAATGTGAAGACCATGATTGAGATGGCGCAAAACCTCAATAACGCAACACCTCCAAGCATGATTGAGTTTCGCAAGGACGGTAAATTTTTCAAAGTAACGCGAAGGAAATGGACATGAGACACGCTGAACCTGAGTTCTTGATTGAGTGGCGCGATTGGTATAACGCTGGGCCACCAAGGTGCTGCCATACCTGTGAGCATTACGGCAACGATGGGCAATGCGTTGAGTTCTTCATGCAGCCGCCAGTCGAGTTTGCCGAGGCTGTGGGCGAGTGCCCCAAGTGGGAAAGAGGGGTTCCGTTTTGACTGACCGCATACCCACCGAGCATGAGGAGCAGCGCGAGGTCGTGAAGTGGTTTCGCCAGACGCACCGCGGCGTTCGCATCTTTGCTATCCCAAACGGTGGCCAGAGAAGCATTGCTGCTGCCACCAGGCTGAAGATCGAGGGGGTATCGGCTGGAGTGCCCGATCTGTTTATCCCCGCTTGGCGATTGTGGATTGAGATGAAGCGCATCAAGGGTGGCGTGATCAGTGCCGAACAGAAGGATTGGCTCAAGTATCTGGAGGAAGTGGGCTATTGTGCTAAAGTGTGCAAGGGTGCTGATGATGCAAAAGCAAAGATCACCGCCTTTTTTAACCAACACAAGGACACGCTATGACCGAGCAAATCAAAGACAAGTACATGACCATTCGCCTGCCTGCTGACGTAGAGCTGGAGGTGCGTAGACAAGCCGAGCGCCACACCAGAACGCTGGCTGCGCAGGTGCTGCACTACATCAAGTTGGGGCTGGCAAAAGAAAAGAAGTGATTAGGGTTTGTCCTTATAAAATAATTGTGGGGAATCGTGGGAACTGGTGTTATGATTCAGTCATCGCAACAAACCAAACCGGAGTAAACGACATGTTTTACAGCAAGCCCTCAATTAATTGTGAAGTCTCAGTAGTGGCATACAACGGTCGTAGCGTTCGCACCGCACGCACCGAGGCTTTGATCGACGGATGGATCGTAAAAATCACAGATAAGTATGTTCACATCCGCGCACAACGAGATGGAAAAATTTGGATTGCACCTCGCCATCATTTTGCTTAAACCAACCGGGGCCACGGCCCCGTCTTTTAGGAGAACAACATGAAACACCACAAATACCACCAGCACTACCAAGTTAAAGCCGCCAAGCTGCACGCCCGTGCAGAGGCTGCATTGGATTTGATCACAGCCCTTGTCATCGGCATTGGCTTGGCCGCCTGCCTGTTCTACGGGTGGTCGGCATGAAGACCATTTGGATCAAACCCAAGCCATTGACACGCTGCCAGATCCTTGGCGTGTGCCAGTCCAAGATGTCACCAGCCTGCTTAAAAGGATGCCGCAAATGAGCTGCATGAACACCCAAATGATGCACGCCCGCCAGTCTGACGAGGACAGGGCCGAGCGCCTTGAGTTTGCAATCGAGGCGCGAGCTGCCGAGCTGCTGACACATGGCGAGGCTTGCGACCCGATGGATGGCTTCAACATCGCCGAGGCGCTGGGCGAGGCAAGCAACAACGTCAAGATGGTGCTGGGCAAGGTGCTGGCCGAGCGCA